GGACCATTGATGACACGGATGCGGTCCCCCGCCATCCCGCGTGAGCAGGATGACGAGTCATAGCATCCGGATACTGTTCCTCGTCTATCTCATTGGCAGAGGACAACTCCTCTAACCTAGTCTTATCTAGATTAGATAGAAGGAGTAGTCCTTTGACAGCCATTTGAGATTCTTGGAACAGTAGGCGAAGGGATTTCCTAGATGAATCTAGGATTTCAGGATCTATTTCTGGAATCAGCAATTCATCAAAGACAAGCCTCTCAAAGTCAGGAGGACTTTGTTTTGCCATTTCTCTGATATCTTCGACTTGGGCCTGCTGATCATTCCAGTTCGTGATTAATGCACGAATGTGTGGAATGGAGGTAGACTCAAGTTGATGTTCAGAGATATGGGAGGAGATCTTCTCCGTCGTCTGGCGTATGAATGTATTTATACGCTTGACTTGGGAACGAACTCCGTCCAGCAGCTGGTTGATCTTAACCTGCGCCACACACTCAAGGATAATCATCCTGACTGTGTCGGCCCTCAGGTTACAACCAAAGGAGACCTTATATAGCTGGAGAATCCGAAACGTGAGTAACGGATCTCTTCCCTTGTTAAGGAGCCACCACTGGACTAGCATTTTCCGATTAAGACGCCGGATAAAGGAATTTGAGTATTTCTCAAAACCTTTAATCTGTGCCGCACGGAGTGCCTTGAAGAGTTCGCAAATAGCCTCAAAATTGACAAGGTAGGGTAAGGTAAAGCCACGTCTGTGGGCTTCCATCGTTACTGAAACAAATTCAGTCCACGATCCCAGGGTCTTAAACAGACCATGGATAGGATACCCACTAACCTCAACTCCGTTAAAGAAGAATCTTTTCGCGAACTCGAATGACTTTTCAGCCACTAGAGTTTTCGAAGGAGATATTTCTACACCGAGTGAGGCCATGACGTGAAGATATTCTTTGGCTACACCTGCATTTCTGATTACTATGTCATCTCCTAGTAGTTTGTAGTCCTTAAACTTAGATAAACCAAGTCTAAGAGCCGCAAATTGTACAATGAAATGATGTGACACACTGAAAGAAGCCCATGATGAGTAAGCTCCCATTGGTTGACCACAAGCATATTTAACTTGCTTGTTTTCAAACAAGAAGGGTTCACTTACCATGAGTTCCTTCCAGGCCGTACCATAACCCGCGCCATACAGATGATTCAGAACGATTTCGGTAATATCTACCGGGAATCGATCCGTAGCAGCTGTAAGGTCAAGGGAATAGTATGGTTCAGTCTCAGGTCCAAAAGGTTTGATATCTTGACCAAAAGTCAGATCTGGACCTCGAGGTCCACCTAAAGCTCTTAATGTTTCCATTAAGTCTTTATGTAGATTTCGAAGGACAGATTGTGACCAATAGTCCAAGATACCTATAACTCGATTCTTACCATCTACATCCGGGACAGTCGATAGCCTTCGGAGAGGTAGACTTGCGCCTACCAATCTTGAAGGGTACAGATTTTCCCAGAAAGAAGATAAGATTCGTACACCTTCCAAGTAACTAACCAACTTATTATATTTAAGAGCTTCTGCAAGGTGTGAAAACCTTGTTAGAAACTTATCTATAAGAGTTGAGCTAGTTATCATGGTTGGTCCAATTGGACCCATAGTAGTAGCTATATGAAGTTTCTCCCACTCAGGAACTTCTGAAGTGAGAGGGAGCCGATTTAGGAGTTCGGGCATTGCTGCCGCGAACTCGCTAATAAGCTCCTTGCTTGCCGTCGATGGGTTGATGATAGTTGAAAGATCAACTGTCTTCCACGCATCGATAGATCTGGAAACCTGAATCAACGTTAGAATCACTCTTAACGCTCTGGGATCACGCAATCTAAAAGCTTGATCTAACTCATGTCCGAAGATATGAGGTAGACCTGACTTAAAGAGCTTGTAACCCATAAGCGGTAAGGGGGATCCTACAGAGGCTGAGTAAAACTGCGTTCGTATGTCTTTAAGACGTGCGATCGTAGTCAACTTACCCTTTGTAGCAATCCATCTTTCTACTGTTGTATAGAATCTCTCTATAGCTGGACTCCAATGAGGAGAACAGGGAACAATATTAAATTTACAGAGCCATCGAAAGATGAGTCTGTGGATCATAATATTGTTGAAGACTGTGATTTTATATTTAAATATTAAGTCGCACTCTTCTTGGCTCGTTCTTAACCTTCTGTCCAGAGGGTTAGGCGGTCAACCTTCCTCATTGCTGCAGAGTTCCACTGCAGGGGCCGTAGTTCAAGAAGATCTTCATGCTTGGACCAACCTACCTAAGCAGCCTTTTCAGGTTTACCTGGATAGGCACCCGGTACTTGAAGAAGTACCGTGCCGTCCTTCCTAAAGGAGGAC